TTCTGTAAGAAATCTTCTCATAAAATTGTTCTAAGGAACATCAGTTTGTTTACTCTGTTTTATTAATTTTAAAAGATCTGAAGTAGATCCAACGTACAGTGCATTATTAACAGTAGTGGGTCCTTTTATTTTTGTTTCATCAATATCTCTTAATTTTTTTTGAAGATCTAATAATTTATCTGTGGCATCGGCGACATTTTTAATAAGTTGCCCAGCAACTTCGTATGCTCTAGGAGCATCAGTTTGTTGAGCTAAATCTAAAATTCCATTGATTGCTTCTTGCCCCTTTTCAATTAAAGAGTATAAGTTACCTCTAGTATATTCATAATCTTTTGTTATATCATTATCTGCGGCAATAATTTCATTTTTTGCAAGCAGCACTTCTGAAGGAACAGATAAACTGGTTTCCTCGGGTGTTCTTTCAATATCAAATGTTTCATTTAATTTTTCAAATTTATCTTTCATAATTATAAATCAGTATTTTGTGATGGACTGTATTCTTTAAAATCTTGGAAGAAAGTTGTATCTTCATTAAATCCAAAGTCATCTCCAGGTTCTATTAGGGCATCATCAGCAGCAGTAACTAGATTAATAGAAGTTCCTGCAATATGTCCTTCAATTTTAGAATCTTCATATCCCCTGATAACAACTAAATCATTTCCATCTTTTGATTTTATGTACATTAATTCAGAATCTAAGTATATTCTAGAACCAGTAGTTATTGAAGTTGCATCATCTACCGTGATGTATGTAGTGATTTGATCTATATCTGCTGAAAGTATAGTTGTTGAATCATTATTATAATCTTTAGTTGCTCTAGGAGTTACGGTATATCTAATTTCTCTCTTCTTAATTTCAACTCCAGACATATAATCAAGAGTAACTCTTTTGATAACTCCAGTAGAGGATGATGGAATAGGACCGAATAGATAAGTTTTTGCAGTAAATCTTAAAGTATAAACTAGTGATCTTCTTTTTGTGTAATCTCCTTCGTAATCATCAGTAAAAGAAACACTATCTAAAATAATAGGTATATCCCTTTTTTCATTTATTGGTTGTACTAATTTAACAGTTAGATTATAACTAGGTTGAAAATATGGTAGAATTTGTTCAACAATTTGAAGTGCATCGTCATTTAATTTTGTAATAATATTTACCTCAAATTGCATATTATAGGGGACTGGCATATAAACTTTTTTACCAGTATTAGTAATGAAACTTTGTGTTGTTGAAACTTTTCTAGAGGAATCATAGTTTAATCCAACAAATTCAAATGACATTCTGGGTAATGACATTTTGATTGGTTTCAAAGCCGTTGGATCTTGTTCAATTCTTGCAAGAAATTTTTGAATTGGACCATAAGCTAGTGGAACTTTAATAATACTAATAGTATCATCGGAATTATTAGTATGATGTATTTCAATATTATTAAAAATATTTCCAAATGCTATAATAGTTTTTCTAAAAATTTCGTGATAAAAATGACCAAACATTTTAGTATTACCCTTTACTTATATTTAACAATTAAACTTCCCCGAACGGATTTCGTTCAGTGAAGTCAGTTATAGAGTCACCTTTAGATTCAAAGATATTATTTTGAGCATATTCATCAACTAAATTATCAGTGGTTACAGATTGAACTGTATATATTGCAGAAGAAGACGATCCAACCAAAGTTTCTCCAACTGCAAAAGATCCATCTATAATTGAAACTTCAAGTTTTCCAGTAACTGCATTCCACTCTCTAACTTTTGCAGTTGTAGATGTTGCAGATCCAGTAACAACTTCATTATAACTATATACTCCTGTTCCAACTGAAGATGGGCTTGATATAGTTATTATTGGAGTAATTGTATATCCAATTCCAGAATTAGTAATTCTTACTTGAGAGATAGTTCCTGCTGCAGAAACAACAGCAATTCCAGTTGCTGTAATTGCATAAGAAACATTTGATGGTGAGGAAAAAGTAACTGTGGGTGAAGAAGTATATTTACTTCCACCATTTGTAATGGTTATAGTGCCAATAGATGCTCCTGAAGTTGCGACACCAACTGTCGCCGCAGCTCCGATTCCCCCACCACCAATAAAGAATATTGAGGGTGAGTATGTATATCCAGATCCAGGTTTTGTTATGAAAACTTTATCAATAGAAAATGCTGTGGTTAGACCAGTTCTGGATGTCATTATTGCAACAGCTTCAGCTGTAACTCCAGATGTCGGTGGTGATATTGCAACTCTAGGTGCGGAAGTGTATCCCTGTCCGTCATTTATAAGAGTGATTGTTTGGACTCCACCGGTAACTTGAGTAGTTGTTGCTGTGGCAGTAGTGCCAATCCCAACTAAAGAAATAGTGGCAATATAACCTTGATCTTTAATTACCTCATCAATTTCGGTAACCCCAGTATCAATATCTTCATCTTCATATTCAAAGAGTTCACAACGAAGTTCATAAACATAATTTTTTCCGAGTTGATAAAATGGTTTTTCTCTTTCAACAAACTTTACTTCAAATAACTTTTCTCCAAGGGGGAAAAAAATTAAATCTCCTTCATTTGGTCTAAGAGAAGATTTTATATTTGGTTGATCTTTTATTAAATCTTTAATGTATAGTTCAAATCTCTCTGCCGAAATGATCAAAGTGATTTCATCAGATACTGTTAATCCAAATTTTGTAAGAACATCAGTATTTTCTGCATATCCTTCATAATTTGAAATGTAAGCTTCTATTGGATATGCTTTATCAAAACTAGATTCAATAACTTCTTTAATTATTGTCTTTTCTGTAATATATTTTCTAGGTAGATAATGTATTTCTACCCCAAACATTCTTAGATGTTCATTAATTAAATCTTGAACAAGTCCTTGTTCTCCTTGAGAACCTTGCAAGAAAAAAGGATTTAACATTATCCAATCATATCCAGTGGAGGTAATTCAAATTCTGTCATCATACGTTTTTTAATATCCTCTAGTTCATTTATAGCATCTTCATAAATTTCTCTACCATTAAGTTCAACCCCACCAGGTAATTTAACTCCTCTAAATTTAATTAAATTTTGTCCCCATTGTTTTTTAATTAATGATGTTAAAAAGGGTTTTAAAAATGAATCGTTCCAAACCTTTGAGCAATCGTCTGGATTCAGAACTCTATAACAATCGATAATTAAATATTGACCTACTTTAACAGATCCCCAGTCCATATCAATATAGAGTTTATCTTGTCTTTTATTAAATCTAATCATTTTCTCTGGATTTAACAAAAAACTGATATCTTCAAGATATCTTTTAACCATTGTGTAAGTTAAAAGTTCAATTGTATTGAAATAATAAACATCATTTAACATCAATTGATATTGAATATTGAACATTCCTTGAGAAACAGTATTATTGCCATCTACTTTAAAAATTTTATTTATCCCGATGACAGTGGGTGGAATTTGTATATAATTTGAATTTTCTATATATGAAAAAGTAGTCGCAGTTCCAACTATAGTTGCTTGCGCTGATGTTGTTGCAATACCAACAGTTGAATTATTTCCAGGAGCTCTTCCCCTATCAATATCTGCCTGGGTTATTTGATATTTCAAATACATCTGAATAACACCATCAAAATGCCGCTCTTGAAAATACTGAACAGCATCATCAACAAGGTCTTCTATTTGTTCATCTGCAACATTAATTTCTAAAACAGGATAACCCAGTTTTCTTTTACAATATTCTATGAGTTCTTGTCTTGTAGATGGTTGAGCCATTATAATCTACCTTTATAGAGGTATTTATGATTTATTTGCTAAATTGAGTAATAAATTTTTTATTTCCATAATATCATTTTTCATAGATTTAACTTCATTTTCAAGATTTTCTATTTTAATTTGTTCATTTTCAATTTTTTGAATATGTTTCAAATGTTGTTGATATGCACTACTATCAGTGTTTACAATTGCACCTGAATTTTTATCCCTATGTAGATTTGGTCTGCCTTCAACTGGTATTAAATTTTTCATTTTATGCTAACGCAATTCCTCTAAGATCTTTTATCAGTGGAACATTCGCTTGATCTGTTCCGCTCATAATTATTTTAATTGCAAATCCATCAAATTTTGATAAATTATCAATACTGTATTCATAATCTTTAAAATCACCTAAAGTTGAACTTGTTTCAATATTTTGGTCTGGATTTCCATTATTTTCAGAAGGATTAATAATTTCACCATTAGAATTTATGTTCTCGTATCCTGGAAAAAATTCATAAACATTACTAAAGTCATCTGAGTCTTTTCTTATTAATTTATACATCACTCTAATTTCTGAAGTATTTTTTCTTACTGCAGAGAAAAGAACTTTTAATGAAGTTGCGGAATTTGCTAAGTTAATATCATTGGAAATATACACTGCTGCGTGTGGATCGGAAGTTTCTCTTTTAGTTTCAAGTGAAATTTCGTCTGTTCCTGGCCATGTTGTCATTGGTCTATTTAATCTATTTGATGTGAGAATCATGTTAACTCTTTCTAAATCGAGAACAGGTGAAACATTTTTATCTCCGGTGAATAAATCGATAACAAGGGTAAAAGATTTTTTTCCAGGAAACTCTGTTAGGCTAAGAACTGAATTTTCATTGTCTGCATTTGCAATCATTCTTAATGATGATAATGTATTGATATCGTTCAATTGCACTTGTTCAAATCCTTGATCTTCAAATGATAATTCTGATCCATCCACACTTGTTGCACTAATAGTTCTAATTCTGGATCCGACGCCTGTGCCTTTAGGGGAAAAAATATTTACATTCGGGGTAACATATGAATAAATGATATTTTTAGTAGTGATTGCATAATCGTTCGGAGAATAACCAAAGTCACTTCCAGTTTTAGTTTCACTAAAGAAAAGATTTGGTATCCCATCTACATTATTATTTCTGTTTATACCATAGTTTGTATTACTCATATCAATTTTAATATGATAAAAATCAATATCAATTGGATTTGGAACTGTTGCTAATGGGGAGGACATATTGTGAATTCTATTAATTCTCCTTAGAGAAACATTATTAAACTCATATTTCATTACTGTATCATTAACGGAGTGTGCTATTGATCCACTGATATCAGTTCCTAAAACATTTGCATCGATACCTCTAGTAATACCTGTTAAAGTGTTTGTAGTGCTATTAACTCCAGTATAACTAATTAATTCATTTTTAATTCTTATATATCCTGGATTAGTAGATGAAACTCCTACATTTTCAAAATTATTAAAAATAGAGACTGAATTTAATTGAATATTAGAAGTTTCGGAAGAATTGTACGCAGCAGATAGTTTTGCTGGTTTTAAATCACTTTTTATTCCATTTATTCTAACTAGATTATTTGTTGCATACATACCATGATTATAACTGTCAACTTTAAAGTGTAACCCATCATATGTTGTATCTTGATTTAAATATGAAACAGTTGCTAAACCTATGAAACTTGTAATTCCTGTAGATGGAATGTAAGTCAACCTCTTACCAACTACACCATCATAATTACCTTGAACATTATCAAGTATGAGAGTGTTAAAGGACCCTATAGTTTGAACTGATAATCTTGCTCCATTTCCAAATCCTACTGAAGTTGGAATTCCTACAATATCCCCAACTCTATATCCAAAACCACCATTTGTTACTGTCACAATTCCAGAAGAAGAAAGGTTTAACTCATTATCTTGGAAATATGCACTAACGGTAAGACCTCTACCATTACCGGTGATTGTTTTTAATTCTAAATTATCATACCTAAATGTTGTGTATCCAGTCCCAACTGAATATGTTGTAAGTGCAAATCCAACAGTAGTAGAGACAGATCCTGCGATTCCAATTAGATTTCCACTAATTGTTTTATCGGTGATACCAATACTGATGCCAGGAACTATACCAATATAGTTTGATATATTAGTGGATAATCCAATTACAAGTCTATTAGAGTTTGTAGATAGATCAGTTTCATTAATCTTTAATAAAGTTGAATATTCACCACCTTCAACTGGATTATATAATGAATATGAACCAGGATTTGTTGTAAATTCTGCTTTGTATATAATAAATTTTAAATCTTCGTATCCACTTGGTTCCCATGTAGATCCATTTTGAGATTTGAATAGTGATCCAAGTGTTGGTTGTTGGGATACAATTCTTCTAGCAGATTCTGGTCTGTTTCGTGTAGTGATATCTTCTTCTCCCATTCTAGAAATCCAAACTTGATATTCAGTTGAATCTGAAAGTAAAACAACTGCATATTCTTTCAAATTTTCTAAGAAAACAGGAGCTTCAAAAGTTACTGTGGTTGCAATTGTTCCATCAGTTGATGTTGTTATTTGTCCTGGCGATAATTCTATTTCAGAGAAAGGTAAAACAACAGTGCTTGGCACTCCACTTTCAAGTGGTCTAAGTTGCACAATAACTGGAACATTAGTTGTAGTCGGTTTACTTGCAAAGAACAGATCTACCTTAGTTGCAAATAATCCATTTGGAGCATCAATTTTAAATGATTGTGCAAGAGGATCATGGTAAGCTTCTGTTATATTGGTTATATTTGTAGTAATACCAGTTGTTGTATTAATAAATTGAGATGCTTGGGCAGAACTTGAAGCTGAAGACGATAAAGTTCTGGATTCAGTCTCAGTTTCCCTTCTAACTCTAGCATTTCTGATTCCAAGTTGTGTGTCTTGAGAAGTTTGAAGGAGACCTGAAGAATAGAAAGACTCTTCTGCTGAAGTGTTTATTGATCCTGGAATTGGATTGTTGTTTTGAACATTGATGAGTTTAAATTTCTTAATACCTGTTTCAAATGAAAGTGTATTTGATTGGGGCACAAAGAAAGAACCAATTATAGTACCAATATTGTCAGTAATTAATCTGACTCCTGTAACTCGTGCTCTTGCACCACTTGTTGCTCCAATTAAAGTGGCTCCATTCTTAATTAATCCGTAAAACTTTCCAAGAGCGGCTTCTTCTAAAGATGCAGTATCAATATTTAAAATAGTTGAAGAAGATGTATAGGCATTTGGAATTGTGGTGTTAACATCATATGGATTTATTGAATATGTAACTGTTGGTGCATTGTATGGACCATACTTATGATTAGATTGAGCAACTCGAACAGTGGCTGTTATTTGAGAAGTATTTGCTGGATCATAAACATTTACACTTTCTCCTACTGTAAAAACTCTATCTGTCATTAAAATTTCAATTAATTTTGGATAAACATAAGAGTTTACATCAACACTATCAAAAAATGAATAAACTTGTGTGTTTGGTTTTAATCTACGAGCAACAAATTCTATATTTCTTGCTCTCATGTATCTAATGAATTGATTATTAACAATTCTTGGACCTAACATTTGAGAATCAATCTGTTCAGTTACATTCCATCTAATTCCTTGTCTAGATTGATTAGCAGTATTGGTTACGCTTACGTTTGATCCAATACTTAACAAGTCAGCGGTTGTAGTTGTCCTTTCTCTTCCTGTAGTGGTTCTAGATCTTAGTTGTCTTCCAGCTTGAGTCCATGCAAAATTTTGTGTTCTTGAAAAGTTTTGAGTTTTATCACTGAGAACTTGATCCTCTTTAACATCAAGACTAAGACTTGATGAAACATTTACTCCAATCCAGTCAGTTTGCCAAGCACCCCAATCAATTGGACTAAATCCAGTATTTTGATTAACATTTAATTGCTGAATGGTTGAACTATAACTACCTTCTATAGTAACTCTATTTGGATCAATTCTATTAGTATCAACCCAAGTGTCAGAAGATGGATTTAATTCAATAGACCCACTATATGAAGTAACTAAGAAAGGAGTGACATTTTCTATTCTAGTTGCAAATTCATTTTTGGCAAATATTATATCAGTATAACTTAAAGTTACAATTTTTTTATTTTTCTTGATATTTTCATCTTGAGCATTTTCTTCATATCTGTAATCTGCTTTTGTGTCTTCTGTTACACCAATACCAATTGCAACAGACTGTCCTATTAAATCAATCGCAGTTGTATAATGAACTGGTCTTAAATGTCCCCTTCCAATATCAATACTAGATTTAAAAATTGGATTTGATACATCGTGCGCGGAATGTGACTTAAAATTATCAACAAAAAATCCACACTTAAATCTATCTAATCCATTTGTTTTTATGGAAAGTGAATCTGTAGAAATTTCTAGAAGTGAAAGTTGTGTGTAATATTCCAATGTAGCAATTCTACTTTCGAGCCTACAAATATCTTGCATTCTATATCTTTTATGAGATGCATAAGTTAATTTTGCATCATTAATATCATACATGTAAGCTGGCAAAACAATCGTTCCAATCTCTAACATTCCATCAGGATCTTTTGGTGCTGCTGGTCTATCTGCAGGAACTCCTTTTTGTAATTGAAAATTACCTTCTTTGCTTAAAAATATTTTGTCTATTCTTGGTAGATAATACTCAAAACTAGTAATAAAAGTTTGATTTGGTGCTAATTGATAAGGTGAAGATTGCCCAACTGATGAGAAATTTCTAGATGAAAATTCAAATGGTGACAACGATGAAGTGTAACTATATGTGCTAACTCTAGGTCTTATATCAATTAAATCAGATAATCTAATTCCATTTAATGTAGAAATTTCAGAATATTTTTCAATTGGATAACTATCGACCGTATATACATCTCCACTATCAGAAGAATCTATTTCATAATTTTGAAAAATAATTTTTATTTTTTTACTTGGATTAAATGTTGAACTTTTTTTGATGATTTTCCCATAATCATAGTAATTTAATCTTTGCCCATCATCTAAGACATAGTACAAGGAGATATTTTTATCTCCACTGGTCACTGCGTTGCAAATTCCACTAATTTTTGATTCATCAAATGAAACAAGTTCTCCAGGTGTAAAAGTTAATGCATTCAAATAAACTATTTCAATTGACAATGTAGATTTTGAGACTACAATAGCAACTGCACTGCTATCAGCTCCTATTATCTTTTCACCAATTAGAACATCATTTGCAGAATTATTTGGTCCGGTTAATGAAGCCACTACAAATGACAAAACTGGTAGATCTGGTTCCGAAACATCTGATGATTCAAATATACCAAGAATTTTTACTACATCAGGAACATTTAGACAAATTTCATTATCCTGCACTCTAGTTCCATAAACACTACTATAACTTAGTCCATCATTTAAAGTTGTGCCTCCAATTCCAGAGGCACTATTAAGTGATCTACTTATAGTCAAAGTATTTACTTTATTTAATTTTTTAATTTTTTCTTTTACTTTATTTTTCTTTAATGAAACTATGAGAGTAGCATTAGAACCACTTACTTCACTTAAATTTCTAATTTCTAAATTTTTAAGTCCATTTGTAAAAATAAATTTATCAAAAGTCAATGTTTCTAGTTTTCCATTTGAATAACATAGGGCATAAGCTTCTGCTGAAAATGGTTGATAGATAAAATCAGTATCTAATGATGGTGCTATAAGTGTATTCGCACTAAAAGAAGCAATGTTGTATTGCCTTTTTAAAATCACATCAGTATTTTCTGTATCAATTGTTTTTACATTAAGTTTTGATAATTTTGTTGTAAAAGAAGGATCTGAAATATTTTGAATTTTTGAAGCACGAATAGATAAATCGGAGGTAGTTATTGTAGAGGTTGTCGTTGAACCATCACAAATTCCAGGAACTGAGGCAACACTGGAAAGCTCCAGAACTCTTCCACTTGCAGAAATAGAAGAAATGGTGTTAAAAGTGACTGTTGAAAATCCTGGTCTTGTATAACTGATAATATTTCCTACAGTTGCAACTCCGATAAAATTGGTGGTTGATGAAGTTACAGTAGAAATTCCAGTAACTGGATCTCTTGCACTAATTGTAAAGGATGGAATTGTTACATTAGTTGCAGCATTTAGTATATTTAAAGTTGGTGGAATTTCTAAATCCAATAAAACATCAGCATTAAATCCAGTATCGTTGGTTGCTGTTGATCTATATGAATAAATCGAATTAACTTCTGAAAGTTTGTAATCTCTGGATGTTCTTATAAAATGTCCATATGTTCCAATTCCACTTACATTAATTGATTCATCTTTTGCAAATTTTCCAACAACATTGTAGAGTGTAATATTGGTTGAATTGATAACTTCTGTTTTTACATATCCTTTAGCACCACTAGTTCTACCCTCTATTAAAGAAGACGCACTTAAAGAGATATTTGTGCTAAGTCCTATTGTAGTAAATGTTTGAACATCAAATAATCTTAATTGATGTGTTGTTGTTATTCCCGTAGATCCCACAAAACTAAAATCATATGCTCTAGCAACACCAATTTCATCTCCAGCTGGGGATGTTTTTGGTGATCCAAGTCTTGAACTTCTTAGACTTAAAATTGATGTTGTTGCTATCCCAACTGATGGTTGCCCAAGAGTATTAGTTACAAATATTGACGGACCTGCATTAAAAAAAATTCCCTCTGCGTTTACCCTTGCTGTTGTTCTTGGTTTTTCAATATCAATAAAAGATTGATTATCTTTAGTTACTTCAAATCCTCTGATATAAGCTTTTCCTGGAGATATTTTATATGTGAATAGATTGTCCGATGGGATATTTCCATTTCTTGTCAATTGATTTTCAAGAAACAATCCTTGATTATCAATCCTATCATTTAAAGTATTTTTTAAAACCATTGAAAATGGAGTTATATAATAATCACCAGATTCATCATAAGTTCGCCTTGCTAATTCCTCCGCAATAATATTATATTGAGTTTTGTCTACTATTTTTTCTAAAACTCCAGCATTTAATCTCAATAATTCAATAAAATTTTCATCTTCAAAATTATCAATTTGTTTTTTTGATAAAGATGTTGAAATTTTTAATCTATCTGCACCAGGAGCAGTAAAGTTAGAAAATCCTCTAGAATTATCGTATAAACTTTCATCTTGAGAAGATGTTATAATTTCTTCATTAATAAATAATCCAACCCTATAAGTTGGTTGACTTGAAAATCTATCTAAAACTATTGTTTGTGATGCAACCCTTACAAAATATCCTCTTATGAAATAGACACCTTCAGAAATAAATGCTGCCGATCCAATTTGTGTTGAATTTGAATTTATAACTTTTGAAAATTCTTCCCCTGAAGCAATAATATTAGATAATCCAAAAGTAATATCACTTAAAGTTATTAAATTTTCTCCATTTACGAATAAATTATCTATAAAATTTGATCCAGAATTTTCATAATTGATGTATAGAATTATATTATTTGTATCTGGATTTACTTCAATATTTGTAACTGTTGCAATTACACCACTTATTGAACCTTTAATTTGTTTTCCAATTAGTTTATCTTGATATAAACTTATTGGTAATCCTAAAAATTCTTGTTCTACTTGGACACTTCTATAATTTAAACTATATGTAATTGATCCTGGAATTACTCTTGCTCCCTCTTTAAAGAAGTGAGTTCCAAATTTTTCAATTTGATTTTGTAATATTGATTGTAATGTAGTTAACTCCCTAGCCTGGACGGAATATCCTGGTTTAAAAAGAACTTTATGAAAGTCTTTATCCGCATCAAAATCATCAAAATATGGGGTTCTATTTAAATTAGTTTCCTGTGGCATGAGAATTAGAATTGCAGTATAACTTTAATGTCTTCCTTTTGGACGGAAGTTCTAAGCACGGAGGGTCTATTATCAACATAGAGTATTTCTCCAGAGTATTTTTCAACTTCAGGTGATGCTATACCCCTGATAAAAGTTTGCCCAAGATAATAAGTAATGTTATTTATCTCTGTTGATATGCCTGGATTATTAGTGCTCCCAAATGTTGTTTGTATTGCCAGATTACTAGATCCTCCAAGAATGGTTAATGATCCATTTGTGTCTGGATATGAAGTAAAATCAAATACTTCATATCCATATCTTGGTGGAATTGGATTATTGAAAGAATCTTTTTGGGTAGAGATAGAAACTCTTCTTTCCTGCCAATATTTTAGAACTCCAGTTCTATTATCCCAAGATGCTACTGTCCCTACAGCAGTTGAACCTATTCCAATAGTTTGTGTTATTTCTGTATCTAAAGTATAGGTTGTTGATGTTGTCAATCCACCCAACTTTAATGCATACAACGCACTTGCTTTTTGTTTTGTTAGAATTGTAGATGAACTATAAAATGTTGGATTTTTAATTATTCCAACCCTGGCAAATTGATTTCCTGTGATAAAATCTGGATCAATACTATCATTTTCAAATCTAGAATAAATTAAAACTTTTGTTGCTCCTAGTTCTTTATAAATGTTATATCCATGACCACCTGGAGGTGGAATAATTACAATAAACTCTGCGTCTTTATCAGTAGGTCCATTTGATATACCTGCTGCCGTCAAATCTACAGTTGCGTATGTATATCCAGATCCACCATTTGTGATAGAAATAGAGGAAACTTTTTGATCAGCACCAACTACCACTGAACAGAGTGCTCCACTACCATTTCCTTTTATAGAAACATTATTGTAAGTATTTGGAGTGTATCCTTGTCCTCGATTAGAAATTAAAACTGTTTTTAATTGTTTACTAACAGATGTATTGTCTCTTACTGCAGCGACACTTGTATTTGCCTCCCAATCTCTAGGGACTGGTATATAATTAGTTGCATCAAATTTAATTAATTCCGATGGTTTTATGGTAAACAAATATTTCCAAGTGTATCCATCTCCACTCACTCCAGCTGCCCTGGGTTCAAGATCAACAAAAAGTGGTTCATCAATTGATGGTTTTCCTAATGTATTTTCGGGGTCTGTTCCATTATTAATACAAATATAAACTCTAAAATCACTGTTCACAACATAATAATTTGCATCATATAAATGAGTTGCCCCACTGTTTGGTGCTGGATTATTTGCAGAATAATCATGACGATACATATCGTAGGTTGTTCCAGATGTCCATGTTATCTTTCTAATAACCTTTGATATATCTGATGAATTTAATTTTTTCATCGCAATTATTGTATCCCAAAATTCATTATATTGATCAAAACTATCTACTGGATTTGGTGTAGAGGAATCCCAATTTGCACTAACCGATGTAGCATTTGGAAGACCCAAAAACATGTAATAACTATTGCTACTGGTTGATGCTATACCAGCGATTAAATTTTCAGAGTTTAAAATTCTAAATTGGTTTGTTATTATCGCAGCCATTTAAAGTTTTTTATTTATTTATGAGGTATATAGTGATCTCATTGGATTTAATCTAACAATAAGTGGTGATGTCGTTACTCCAGACAATCCTCCTGAGAGATCCACATTAAAGCTTTGAGGATTAACTCCCCGATCAAAGCTATAAATTCTTCCCCAACTGAAAAGTCCAAGAAACTGACTATTACCAAGCCCAGTTAAATTATTATAGGAATTCACACTAGTGATTACTCTTACTAATTCTACAGTATTTCCAACTCCAACTGCATTTCCAGTAATATTTTTAACATCGAATGCTTGATAGACATTATCAATGTAAGTTGATCCAATACCAAGAACACTTCCGTCGTCATTAATTGAAGTCACTCCATTTCCTATCACAGATTCAGAAACAACAAAATAATATCCAGTTTGAATACCTGAAATTGTTAAAGCAACTCCAACTTCATTTGAATTTCTTAAAATAGAATCTTTGGGAATATAAAAATCAAATGTTATACCAGTAGAAACTCCAGATATACTCGTGGTTCCAACTCCACTAATTATTCCAAAATCACCTTCATATTGAGCATTTGTAATTATCTCATATTTGAGGGTTTCTGATTCTATCAAAACTTTGGGTGGGTTTGTCGTTGTGTATCCTGATCCTGGATTTGTAACTATAACATTGTTTATTGTACCAATACCACTTATAGTGCAAGTTGCAATAGCAATAGTTCCGGAGGGAGGAGTTGAGATTGATATGGATGGAACAGTGCTAAATCCAAGACCTCCATATGAAATTTTTATTTCGGAAATTGTTCCCGCAACTGATACAATTGCAGTAGCTATAGCAGAAACTTTATTATCCTGACTAATAATTCTGAGTGTCTGTTTTCCTGATGGTAAAATTTCTGGGGTGTAATTAAACAAAGCTTTTGTGTTTTGAACAGATATAACTGTGCTTCCAATTCCTATTGGTCTGATCAAATTAGTAATTGGATGAATGTTACAATTTAACTCTTCTCTACTCTTAGAGATAAGAACTTCATCGATATAGAAATCTTCTCTTTGCTTACACCATTCTACTGTTCTTGATATTGCACTATCAGATGTAATTCCAGGACCAAAATATGAATTAGTAAAAACAGAATCAACAAATGAAACTTCTGTAACGACTCTTGGATTTTGGGTATACTCATCTAATATAGGCCTTAATCTATCAGTGAGGGTTAATGTGTCACCCACTTTAATTGTTGATTCAACATCGACAAATCTAATATCGGAATCAGATCCTTTATAGAATAAAACTTTTACACTTGACCCCTCCTTTGGTGCCTCATAGAATTCTACTTGAGAGCCTCCTTCAAATTTATATGCTTCACCTGGAATTTGTAATACATCATTAATGAAAATGAGAAGATTTTGATCTAGTTGAAGAGGTGATCCCTTTGCAGAAATAAAGTTTGACAAAACTCCATTCTCTTTTAATTTAAATGTTTTTCTAAATCCATCGAATTCATCATCAAAGTCATCTAAAACTACAAACTGCCCTGGATACCAGGCATTAAAACTATCTTTAAATATTTCATCAACAGTTATTCTGAATGGTCGATATGTTAACGATGATACAGTAGGAATTCCTGTTGTTCCACCAACATCAACTGTTAAAATATTTCCGGTGGAATACCCATATCCACTATTAGTGATATTAAAATCAACTACGCTATTACCATAACCAACAAATATATTAACTTTAGCCTCAGTTCCAATTCCACTATTAGAAGAATCATAAACTAAAGAAATATTTTCATAATTTAGTGGTGCATCAATTATTATATTGGGTGGATTCGTTGTTGTATATCCAATTCCAGAATACGTCACTGCGATTGCAACAATTTTTCCATTCACCGCAGATGCAGTTCCAATTGCTATTTTTCCCCCTGTAGAATTTGCAACAGAAACAACAATAGAAGTTTGAATACCTGATCTATATCCAGATCCACTATTTCCAATAGAAACTGACTGAATTGTTCCTGCAATAGAAACTATTGCAGTTCCCCCTGCAGATACAAGTGGTTGGAATCCATATCCTTGAGTAGAAGCTACTGAAACAATTATACCACCTCTTGGTAATCCAGCACTATTAATATCATATTTCATTGGCCCAGTTATATTATTTGTAGTTAATCCAACCACATTTCCACTGAAAATAACACTAGAAATACCAACACCTTCCACAACTTCATATGTGTAAGTTTGGGCAATCCCCGCTGCTGGATATTTTGGTTTTTGGAAAATATTGTTAACTAATAAAATTCCTGCAGAAGTTGAAGTCGTGGAAACAATACCAGAAATAGGGTATCCCTGAGATTTTAAATCAAATACTTTTTTAGTCCCATTAAATTGATCAGATACATCATCAAAAACATCATTATTGTAATAAGCACTTAGAGAAGATCCAACTGATTGAGACCTTAGGAATATTCTTCCTTGGAAACTTGAAATTCTTTCGGTGTCAACTTCATCTCCATGTGGAGCTTCAATAAAATAAATTATATCATCTACAATATTATAATTTCCACTGTATTTTATTATAGTTGATCCAGTTGTATGAATTGTAGATATTGTTCCTAATTGTTCCCGTCTACAAGAAACTGCATTAGTAGCTCCAATACCTACATCAGTAATTAATAAAAATTCATCATCTATTTTTATTAAATCTCCAGCATAAAATCCACGAACATCATCAAAAAGCAATAGAGAGACAGAGATTGCTTCATTAGTGTCTTGAATAAGATAACTTGTTTTATTAGTTTTAAGAATAGGATTTTGAATAATGTTGTCAATACAAATGAGTGATTTTGAATTTGATTTATAATTTGAAGCAAAGGTATGAGATGCTCCGATACCGACCGAAGTAATGTCTAAAACTTCTGGATTAAACTTGAGAGCTTTTTGTGGACTATCTGCAAACTTAACTAGACTATCATTTATTTTTACAACATACAATGTTGTTGGTAAAAGACTTGTTGTTCCAATTCCAGCAATTGATGTTGTTGCGATTCCAATTCTAGTGTCACCCGCAGAAACAGAGTAATCTATTTTTTCTCCAGTAACAAAGAAATGATTTGGAATATTGATGGAATTATTAAATACATCAACTACTGAAGACGAAGATCCATCAATAATTTTTTTGAATATTGGCGAAGTTCTATGAGTAAGATTAAAAGATTTTTTAGTAGATAATTGAGTCCCTTCAAAACTTAATGGTATAATATCTGACCTAATAATTGCACTATTAAGATCAATATCATTTGGAGATTGTTTTGGAGTTAGTTGAAGTGTTTTCTGATAAACTCTGACTTGAACATCAATATTTGGAAGAGGAATAAAAGTTAAATTTGTATTGGTCGTAGATTTTGCTGCTCCAATAGTTCCTAATTCAACACCAGAGGTTAAAACTGCATATTCAGAAATTGTTGGAGTATGAGTAAAATCATTTGTAAGAACAAGTTCTGAAAATTGAACTCTATTATTTGTTGTATCGTGAATTTGAACATAATAAAGAGCACCTTCGTGTGGATTGGCGCTGGTAGTTCCAAATCCAGCAATCACAGATGCCTGTGGTGAGCTAGAAGACGCTATTGACACATAATGTGATGACAACTGACCTTTATATAAAACAGAGGTCCCTACACCTGTTGTAGAGGTATTTCCTAAAAGTATAGAAAGTGCCCTTACATTTACGGTAAGATTTTGATTTGGAGTAAAAGTAACCAAAGTATTTCCCGATGATGTTGTAACACCAACTGATCCAACAATTCCTTCACCAAAAGAAGATGTTAAATCTCCAGAATCAACATCACCAAAGAATTCGTAGTAGGTGTTTCCCCCAGCATGTGTTAAATTAATTTCATTGAATTGAACATTATCATTTGACGAGGAAGCTGCCAATAAAATTTTTGCTGAAGTATATTGACTTGTTGAAATTGATACAATTGTATTTGCAGATGGTGAAGGGGATGATGATATTGCAACAGCCGTGCTTGCAAAACTTACTATATCACCAAGGTTTGCTACACCAACAGTAGAAGTTCCGGCTCCAGCAATGTTAACACTAATATTTGCAAAATCATAACTATTATATTCGTATTTTTTGGGATAGAAAAGTACTTCACCAACATTCCCAGATCTTCTAAAAGAAAATTCTCCCAAATCCAATACAGTTTCGTTTCTGCCGTATGCTGTTAAGTATCCATTTGTTCCATCGTAGACAACATTCACAATGATGATTTCTTTTTCTCCAAAGAAACGAGCATCTTTAATTAAAACATAGAACTGTGCAGAATTGTATTTTGTTATATCAAAGGTTCCAATGATGGCATAATTAAAAATACTAGGAGTATCATCAAATTCATCACTGATATCGTCAATTTCAAGCACTCTATTTGATATAAATTCAGTGTAATCTAAAATCCTTAAATTATCAAAATAAATTTGATCGGAAACTAAAGAACCACCAAAAGTTTTTGTAAATTCTTTAGCAAATGCAAAATCTTCGTAGCAATCAAAAGACTTTTCTTGTATTAAATCTGCAAATGATGATAGATTTGATTCTAAAATATTAAAAGTTGTTTTAATACCAACAGATTCGGACTCTACTTGTAAATCAGAGAATTTTTTAAACCCAAGAGTGTGAGTTAGTGAATCAACTTTATCATCCCATTTTTCGATAGGAACTTTTGATTTTAATGAATAAGAAAAGTTTTGATAATAGTCACCGTCTTGCAATACTTGTAAAAATGTACTTAATCTTCCGGTATCTTTACTATAATCTTTTAATTTTTCACTGAAAGAACTTACAACAAATGTTGCATTTGAAGAATAAGAATCAACAACTTTTGATCTATTATCTGTGGTTTTTCCTCTAATAACCTCTCCAGAGATAAGTTTTCTTTTTGTATTAGTGAGTTTTAATAATTTTGAAACCTCATTCCAACTTACAACATCTCCAACTTTTTCATTTCCAATGTATATTTCTTCATTTTTGTTATATTTGGATTCACCAAAATAAACTATTGGATTAAAAACTGGAAGATATTTTTCGGGGACAATTCTTCCATATGAATTTGATCCATTTGCAAGAGAATTTTCCCTAGAAAATGTTCCTGGATTATTTTGATTATCAAGTTTAAATGATAAGATGCCAGTTGATCCACCAATTGCACTGGTAACGCCTGTTAAAGTAAATAATTTATAATTATAATTCGCAGAATTATATCCAGATCCCAGAGTTCCAATTCCGATACCTTCTATTAAAATCCTATCTCCTATGCGGAATGGGAACTCTTTAGCAGTACTAAATCCAGTGGCAAGATTTATTGTTACTAATTTTGTAGTTGAATTGAAGGATATATTTGTAACACCAATTCCATTATTATTATTAATCGTAATAATTTTTGGTGGACCAAACAAAGTTTTTGTATTTGATAGAATTTCTACTTTACTTACAATATTTCCACTGAGATATGATTTTAGTTTTACTTCTGATTTTATTTCATCGGTAATTGGGTCTATTACTACAAAAGAGGGTGGAGTAGAATAATTTTTACCTCCAGAAGACAATCCAACAGATTGAATAGTATACAACTGATCAATAAAAATTCTTTGAGTAAGTTCTGCTATTGGTTTTAATGTTGGATCTGATGGATACTCAAATCCTGGAGTTTGAATTGAAGTTTTTAATATTTTACCTATTTTTGAACTAAAAGGAAACAAAATGGATCCAGATCCATTTAATGAAGTTATCGAGGAAATTCCAGGAACATTTTCGTAAGAAGAACCACCATATAAAATTTCAACTTTTGATATGGATCCTACTGCATTGGATTCTTTTGATTTATATTCAATAAGTGAATTACTAGAAGTATAGGATGTTTTTTCTGGGTATGAATTTAAGTTAAATTTAAAAGTTGTGGAACCAACTCCTGCAATTGAATAAGATCCATTAAATTTACTATTGATAAAATTTAATGAACTTCCATCCAAAATATCTTTATCAATAATGATTTCTAATTTTTCTCTAGATAGGTAGGTTTTTCCAAAAAGTGGAGTAAGTTTATAATAAAGTTTTTTGGGAATAAAATTATTAACGGAGAGGGTTAATTTGGCATCATTAGTTACCCCAACTATTCCAGTTTTTACTACTTCAAATGATGATGAGTCTAAGGAAGTAATAAATCTATTAGTGAAGGATGAATCTTCATATAAATCAAACTCAAATGATTGAACTTTTGACCCACCATTAATATCTGCTAAAGATGAATCTGATAAATCAAAGATTACATTATATCCATTAATTATTTCTAAAGGAGGATTTATCTGAGAAAGTTCATGAGATGAACCCGTGCTGGCTATACTTACATAATTTGGATTGGAGATTGTACTTTGATAATAATTATCAACTAATTTAAATGAGTCTTTATCAAATCTTACAACATAATAAATTTTATCATTGATCAATCCAGATGCCACAGAAGTTGATGTATAAATCAACTTATCTCCAGTTTGATATCCATGATTTTCTATCGTTATAGAACTGGTAGAAGTATTGATTCCAGATCCACTAAAAGATTTTGGATTTACTACTAATCTTCTATTAGAAGAATTATATTTTATGATTACTGTTGTACTTATACCAGGAACTACATTTAGATTAAATAATGAGTTTAGAGATAGTCCATGATTTTTTCTTGATGTTAATGTACAAATATTTTTTTGAATAATAGATGTTATTTCCTGTTCTTGAGTTTTTAAACTGTGAAATAATCCTGTTCCGTAAGATAAGAAATAAAGTAAATTTGCTGTAGACCCAACACCAACAAATCCTCCAGCTGATCCGATTCCAATTGGAAGTGTAGAAATTCCAATTAAATCGTCTGTAAATTTAGCTACATATACACTCGAATTATTACCTAATGTTGTTATGGTTCCAATACCACTTGTAGATATTGATAATGAGGTATTTCCCTCATTTGAGTAAACTAATCTTTGTCCAGTAATGAATCCATGACTTGGTAGATAAATTGATTGTAAACGTACGAATCTTTGCCTGAACTCGGATCCCTCGGGTATATAAATTGTAGTGCCAGATCCAACTGTTCCTATTGCAACAGAAGTTTGTGGATTAAAAAATATTTTTCTTTGTATATTTGTATTTACTGAGGTAGAAAACCCACTACTATAAGTAAATCTACGTGGGTCTTCATTTACAACTGTAAAAGCACTGTAAGCATATCCTATAGTTCCTTCGTGCTGTCTCTTGACTCTAACTCTATTGAAAGTGTTGTCTACATTAAGAACTAATAATTTTTCTGTGCTAACACCTGAACTACTGGTTATTTTTAAAATATCATTTGGTCTTAGGTTAGTTTCATTAACTGTGTTTATAAAAGATAAAAATGTTGTTAATCCAGTTACTCCTGGTGTTGCAATTCCAGATGATAAAATAAAATTGTTTCTTAAAACATTAATTGGATAAAATCCAGAAAGTTTAATAAATTTTTCATCAGATATTTTAGAAACATTGACAATATCCAGATTGAATAAATTGTGTGGAGTTGTGGTTATTCCCTCTATTGTTCCATTTGTATCAATAATATTTAAAGAAACATTTTCAATGGTATTTGTAATTGATTCAATAGAAACAATTTCTTTTTCAACAATTTCATTTACACGAGCAATTAATCCTTTTCCATTTGTATTGTTGTTATTAAAAACAATTGAATCTCCGACTTTATAATTAGATCCAATACTTGAAATTCCTATGGATTCAATAGATCCATTAGTAATGGAATCAACTATTGCTAGTTGATTAGAAATTTTAAATGGTTGCACTATAAATTCATATTCACTTTCTGTATTATTGAGTTTATATGGATAAGTATTTTTAATATATTCTCCAGTTGTTAAATCAAAAGTTTCCTGATTTGAGGAAGGTAGGTTATTAAAATTATTTGATTTTGATTTATAAAAATCTCCAATTAAATATGGAAAAATAGGCCTTCTGTAGTTTCCGTATGTAGAATCATAATTGACTGGATCTATAGTTGCAAAATATGCATAAACTCCATTTGGATAATCTGGTGTTTTGCAAAATCTTCCATTACTTTCATCTAAATCTTCCCCTCCCAAAAAAGTATAATCTTCTACAAAAAATCCATCTATAAATCCTGTTGGCCTATCTAAACTCAATTTTCTTACATAACCAGGCACCATCGCTTTAATAGTGCCTCCAGTGGCAGAGGAATACCCATATGGTCCATAGATTGGATTTCCATCATATGCCCAACCAATAATGGGAGAGTGAACAGTAGAGAGTTCTTCAAAGGTGTTAAAAATTAAATCTTGATTGATATAATTTAATGATCCATCATTATTTTTTGAGGGAAGTGTTTCTCTCAAAGATCTTGGGGCAAATAAATTTACATATTGTAATCCACTTAAAGGTCCAGGAATTAAAATACCATCATCTCTAGACTGTGAAAAAATATCTTTATATTTTTCTACAAGATTGACGGTCCATTTTTTAATGTTTGCTCGTAATTTTACATTTTTTCCACTTGGAACAACAGAAATTTCACTTTTATTTGTAGAAAATCCAACTCCACCAGTAATGACTTTAACACTAGTAATTTTACCTTCTGTAATTACCGAGGATAATTTTGCATATGATCCTCCACCATAAAAGACAAAAGATGGATTTGAATTATAATCTTTTCCTGAATTTAAAACAATCACATCTATAATTTTTTCACCACTTATTATTGGTTTTAATATAGCTTCAGATCCACTATTTAATGTTATTATTGGTTGTTTATCAAAATTAATAACATCTGTTGAACCATATCCAGATCCACCATTTGTAACTTGAATAGACGTGACAGACCCTCTAAACTTAGCACTTACAGTTGCTTGATATTTTTCCGTATTTGTTCTAGATACTCCAATATTTCCTTTAACTGTTACAGTTATTGGTGGATAGTTAAAGAAATGATTTGATGTTCCTTGTGTTTGTAAAATTGCATATTGATTTGTGAGATAACTTGTATTTGAAATTGTGGTCCCAATTCCTGCAGGTGCTAATCTAAAATTATCCTGATCAATTTTTATTATGTAAAAGTTTATGGATGTGTTTAATCCTACTATGGGAGTTCCTGAAGTATTATATGTAACTATTTCACCAGACTCAAATCCATGATTTAAAATATTAATACTATTATTTGCAGTATTAATTCCTGCAGGTTGAACTAATCTTAATTTATTTTCGTATTTGCTCCCACCACTTATGATATTAACTGAAGTTAAAATATTTTTTCTCCTTATAGATCTTAATCTTTGATTTCCTGTTCCTGTAGATGTAATATTAATTTCATTAATATTTTTAAAAGCATCATCTTCTGTGTTAAAAATTTTAATGTTATTATCATCAATAACCGAAACATAATAAACAGAATTATCTTGAAGATAAAGTTTTGTGGAAACATCTCCTGATGTAGATCCTATTCCAATTTTGGTCCCATCAAAAGAATTATAAATAACACCTTCACCCAAACTAAATTTATGCTCAGTATTAAACCCAATAATATTTGTTGAGGTACTTATAAATCCACCAAGAGAAGTTGAAATTCCTAAAGCATTAAAATAAACATCATGATAAATTTTAGATAATTTTGCTTCAGCTACAGCACCTAAACCATTTCCACCACTTATGTTAATTGACGGCGTGCTTAAATAATCGAATCCACCATCAATAACTTCAATTGATTTTAGTGACCCTTTTATTGCACAATTTCCTGTAGCTCCAACTCCAGTAGAATCTGTAATAGAAATTATTGGGGGGGTTATTACATCATAATCCTCACCACCATCCAAAACATCAATAGATTGAATTGCTCCATAATAAACAACTTCTTGAGATTTATAATTAAAAATTTCAACACCATTTACAAGAATACCAATTTTTTCATTAGGTATTGTTTTCTCTTTTTTTGATATATTAACTGGTGAATCAATTTTTCTAATTAATTTTTGAGATGTTAATTGTTTGTTAACATTGTTTAATGGAGTTAAATTTAGTACCAGATTTGATCCTGACGAATTATTAATTTCATAAAACAAATTATTAGCAATATTTGAATTACTTAAACCTAATTTTATATTATTATTATCAATTTTTTTTACGAAATAGTTTTTAATTTTTTCAGTGAAAACTGTTGATGCCGAAGAAACATAAACAATATCACCACTATAAAAATTATGATTTGGTATTGTCAATTCGGTAATTAATGTGTTGGGTGAAATGCTGATAGTTTTAGATCTATTTGTTGCTCTTATTTCATAAGAAGGTAAAGATGCTGAGGAAACAATAATATTTCCTTTATTATCATACACATCTTGAACATCTTGTTTAAAACTATTTGTGGTTACTAATGGTTGAGATACTTTTAGAGATCTTCTTATAAAATAAGAGTTTTGAAGATCTGTCCGACTTCTATCCAAATTTGCAGATACTTGTATTCTTTTATCAGATAATATTTTTCTAACTCTTCCAACGATAATAGTATTGTTACTTTTATCCACAAACTGAATGTCATCATTTAACAAAAGATTGTGATCTTCATAAGTTGTTACAACAAAATATTGCCCATTCCATACTATTAAACTTGCATTAAATTTTGTTGATGTATTAAAATTCCAAGAATTAAATTTTGGATCTTTCTTATCTTTAATAATTCCAAGACTTCTTACAAGAATCGGATCTTCTGGTCTATGATAATAGTTTTCATTATCATTATTGTCATCTACAATTATTTTTTCTAATACTCCAGTCACTCTTACATCAATTTGATTTTGATTTGCATCAAATCCATAAGTTCTATAGTCTGTGGAAGTTACATTTTCACCTATTTTAGCTGTTGAAATTCCAACACAATTTAAAAATTCACTATTTGTTTTTGCAGTGTAAGTTACTACAACATCAGTAACACTAATAGATCCTGAATTTGCAAATCCAACTGTAGAGTCAACAAATAAAGATGAGGAAGAAACCCCAATAACTTTAGTTTTGGGATGTATTTTAAATTCACCAAAAATACTTCCAAAAGTTCTGAGGTCACGGTCATATCCAAAATCAATATCCACTGTATAATATGGATCTCTACCTCTAAAATTAGGCTCTACATCAGAAACAGACCCATATGAACTTGTAATTCCTGTTGAAGTTTTTACTTCTTGAAAAAGAATCCCCCCAGAAAGATTAAGTGGATCTCCTTCAATTGGACTTACAACTAATTGTTTTACTAATCTATAATCATTCGCAGATGGTTTGAGAAGATAATCTTGAGGTTTAATTGTTTCTACTTTTTCGTTATATAAAGATTTAAATAAAATATTATTTGCTACTGGAGTTCCTTTAGTTGTGTAAAAATCTTTTGATTGTATTAGAAGAGAGGGTTGGTTTAAATTTGCATGAAATTGAATATTTTCAAATCCAGGTAAAAATTGAGATTTAATTTGATTAAAAAATTGCTTTAAAAATAAAGTGCTAAGATTTTTTACCTCAGACCCTATTTCGTGATTATCATTTAATGTTGTCTCATAACTAACTTGTTTGCCATAAAAATTATAAGTTGTAATTCCACTAAATCCTCTAATACATCCAGTAAAAGAAGTTGATCCGATTCCGGTGTATGTAATAATTTCTTCGTTAATTTTTAATAATCCATATCTATCAGGCCAACCTATTGTGCTTTCGACATAGATTATTGAGTCAGTAAAATCAACAAACTCAGTTGTTATTGTGGATTGGTTTGTGATTAAATTTGAAGTGTAAGTACCAACTTTCACAAGTTGATCAATATTTTTAACAATATTAATCGGGGATGAAAAATATTCTTGAGATTCGTAGTATTGTTTTAAAAAAGGACTAAACAGGGGATACTCCTCTTGCATGAAAAGAGGTATTTGTCCTTCTATTACTGTTTTTGCAGATATTCTTGTTTCTATCATATTATCTACTTATTGGTCCGTTAGAAAAACTAGATGTTCTTGTGTATGAATATCCAGAAGTATCTGCTCCTGATGACATTGTATCTGAAAGCATTGTAATATTAAGAGAATCGGTGTCAAGTTGTAAAAATAAATCTTGCAAACCAATTACATCGTTAGATTCTGGAATTGCATCTATTTGAATAATATTTTCTGGATTTTTAATTTGTGTGTCTAGTATATTTAATGAGTTTAAAATAATCTCTCCTTTTATATAATCTATGGTTCCAACATTATTTTTGATAACTTGATATTGAGAATTTGATAGTTTTCTGAAGATAAAAATAGTTCCTGTCAATCCATTTTCATTTGGAAAATCTGAGAGGTAAACATCACCCGAAACATTTTTAATATTAAACGCGGTTGATTTTATATTAAATGGAGTTCTATTTCCACTTTTATCATATTTTAAATGAAATTGATTACCAAAACAAATTTCATAATCTGCAATACTATTCAAAAATGCTCTTAAATCTCTTCTAATTTTTAGTACGGTAATGTTAGATGTAATTGCTGGATCGACATCATCAATTATTTTTAAAAATTTACTATATTTAAATTTACTTCCAAATCTATTCAAGTCTGAGGATTTGGCAAATGAATTAATAGATGAAATAATTTTTGTTTTTAAGTCATCTAGAGATAAAGTTAGATTTGAATTATAATAAACTGAAGATGTTATTTCAACAAATAGATATTTTAAATCAATAATTTTTGGCCTAATGCCAGCAACAGAATATATTTTTAAATTTTTTTCAATTTTTCTTTTTACAATATCTGAAATATAATTATAATTTTTTGGTTTAATTGATATGAAAACATTTCCATATTGCGGAGGATCCAAATCTTCTCCACCAAAAACAGTTACAGCCTCTGCCTCTGGAAAAACTTTAGAAACTATTACTTCATAATCAGATGCAGTTACAGCTCTATTTTGAGTGGCATATGACTTTGGGGCATAATTACGAATGGAAGCCACGGATTCTATATCTCCCCCACCGATTGAAGTTTCGAGAGTTGTAACATTAGAAATTCCTAGAGAAATAATGTTACCATTATTATCAAGTATTCTTCCAGAAAAGGTAAATAATCCAATTCCATTGGCTGTTTTTCCTTTTGAAACAATATATGATATAGTTATGACATTTCCATTTGAAAGTTTTTTTCCAAAAACTCCATCACCAAAAATAAGTTCATATCTTTCATCTTCAATTTCTTGTAAAAGATAAACTTCACTTGTTGATCCAATATTTCCAATATTTTCAACTTGTTTATAAGTTTTTTTTATAGTATCTGTGATGCTGTTCTGAACAAAAACCCTAATTGTTGAGGTATCAATACCAGAATTATTTAAAATAAATCTTTGATTATAGAGGGAATTATCAACTACAAATGTTTGTGTAGTTAGAGTTCCTTCATAAATTTCAACATCATTAAATGTTGCTAAAAAATTATTTACTGGAACTGTAATGTCTTCAGGGATACAAAAAGAATAACTTTCCAAACCAAATGAATTAGATACCGCACATACTCCAGATTTAAGAGTTAGTGTTAATGGCTTTACAAGGTAAGGTGTCGTATCAACTAAAAATGATATACGTGCTCTAGCAGAGGATACTGACTTTGGAATATATCCAATGTTTCTTGCAAGGGCAACAAGATTTTCTCTCAATGTTGCACTGCCAATAAAAACTTCATTGGCAATCATATTTGCATTAAATGAATTCAAGTATGTATTGTATGCTAAAATATCAATTAATGTTGATAAGTTAGAACCTTCGTAATCAAAATCAGTAAAATTTGGATCTGCCCTCAGATAATCTTTAATCGTAGATTTAATCTGACCAAAATCTAAATTTGAAAAGTTTATCTGTGGCATCTATCGAACCGTTTGAAGTATAAAATTAATTTGTTGTGGTGGAACTGAATCTCCAATAACTTCATAATCAATTAAAACATGATATCCATTTTGATTAAAGTCTGGAGTCACATTTACAGTCCTTAAACGAACTCTAGGTTCAAAGTTATTGATTACATTGCGAATTTCATTTTCAATATCAGTTGTAATACGAATATCGAGAATTTCAAAAAGACTTCTGTTAACACTAGTACCTAAAAGTGAATTAAATGGTCTCTCGCCATTTAATGTTAATACCAAATTTCTTAATGATCTGTTAATTGCACTTACATTGTTTAGTGAAAGTATGTCGTATGTGATAGGATGGACCTTAAATGAAAGGCTAATATCCTTAAAACTACGACTAATATTCTCTAAAGGCACAGTTTTGTACTAATACTGACTTATTTATACTAAAAAAGGGACTTTTGAAGTCCCTTTAGATAGCTTTATTAATGCCACCTTTCGACATAATCATCAAATCCATCTTTTCCTCCACAAGGACGAGAATATCGATCTTGTGGAGGGTCATTTTTACGTTTAATTGGGAAATAATCAGTGATTAATCGTATTGTTCCCCAATTTTCTTTCATAAATTGAGTATTTCGGTCAGGATTTGGACTCATTGCCATCTGTTTTCTCCTTTTCTGAGGTAAAAACAGAACTTTTTAAGGGGTTGCTATCCCTTTCTTTTGCTGTTTTCCAAAAATATTCGTCTTCATGCCCCATTCCAAGACGTTCATGACCATTTTCTACTTGATAATATCGAGTAGAGACCTTAAAATCAGGTGTTTTTGGCTCTTTAGGCGTTAAACTATTGTCATAGATACGAATTCTGTTATTAGGATAAAGTGCAAACTGTCCATTTTGCAATTCAATCAGATTATGTGACTTATGTTCGGTAGGATTCTCACTTGTTGCATAGTCAATCACATCTGGATCTTGATGATAGTTATCTAGAGTGCAGATATACGTGCCTTTTTGAAGTCCAAAGTCACGTGTGTAACACTCATAATCCATAGATCCAATAAATTGTTTTTGAACTGCAACAACTCCATAGTCCATACAATTCCAGAATTGTAGATTAGGTAGATTCAGGTCAGGATCTGGTGTTTCAGGACGTGCTACAAAGGCACTGATAGGCAACTTATCGTACATCGCAGCATACTCTGGTAAGTATGTCTCAAAATAAAAAGCACGTCCAGGTATTGACTTAGCTGATACCCAGACACCTTTTACAAATTCACCCCAACCACTTTGGTGATCAGTTAGATACTCTTTACGAACCCAGACTTCTTGTGAAGGTAGATTGGCGATTAAGCAAGACATATGTTAAGTTTTTTGTTTTAACTATTTACCTTGCCCTCGATATTTTTTCTTTTTACCATTACGAGAAGTTGCCGAGAGAAGAGTTCGAGGAGAACGCCCTTGACGAGTTTTCTTCGGTGCTCCAGGTTCAAATATAACCTTATTCTGTCCTTTAGCCATTTAGAGTATCTCCATTAAATAATACGAGTTTTTTCATGTCCCACACGAATTACAGGGTCACACCAGATCTCATAGTCTTTTGCTTTCGCATCAAGACAGAATGATACATCCTCTCCGCACATATCTTGAACTTCACCCGAGTTAAAGACCTGCATCTTCGGAGCAAACCAAGGATACTCAAGATTCTCAAAAACACCTTTCTTAATCAAAACCCAACCAAATCCAGTGTAATCAACTGTAAATGGTTTTTTACGTTTCTGAATGGTCTCTAAAGTTTCATGATTCATCACACCACCGTTGTTCTTAAAGTCGTCTTCTTCCAACCAGTGAGCAACGGATGTAGTATTACCGTCTTCTGTGCAATACCATCCAGACATAATATCTTTGTCATGAAAGACAAGACGATAGAACTTTTCAGTGTCAAAGACAATATCTGAGTCAATCCAAAGTTGGTAATCATATTCCAGTTTACCATCCCAGGGTTTCTGACTTGGACCACGAAGAACATTTGCACCAAGACACTTGCATCGTGCAAAGTTCACCATGGATGAATAATCCTGTGAAATTTGAATTGATGCACCTGCTTGCACCAAATCAAAGCAAAGTTGAACAAAGTTTTTTAGAAAAATATATGAACACCCACGACCAGGAAGACAAAAGACAACTGACTTACCCTTGACCATTTCTTTTGCTTTGTCAAGATCAAATGTATCTGCTGACTTTTTTGGAGTGTTTGCGATAACTGTAAATCCTTTAGCCATATGTAAAAAATTATTTCATTATTATTTTACCGTGCTATTTAGAAGTTGTCAATAAGATGCTTCAGTGTATGAAGGTGGTGATAACTGAACTACTTCAACTTCTTTAATATTAATCTCATCTTTTTTAATTTTATCACAAAGTTGCTCAAAGCTAAGACTGTGAGCAACTACATTGTCTCTTTGATAAATGTGATATATCTCTTCTTTTTGCATAATTTTTTTCTCCGGGAAATTTTTTACAGAGAGATGTTTTCGATAGTTAATTTGTTATTCTCAAAACTATAATCGAGAGTGTCTCCCTCTTCCCATTCTAATGTTTCTTGCAGTTCACTTGGAATGTGAATGTAGTATTCTTCTTTTTCTTCATCATATCTAAATTCTGCTGTATAGTCCATATGTAAAGTATTTTTCTTTATATATCAATTTAGAATTCTAACAAGGATAAATGCAGAGAATAGTAGAACAATATTGAGGAACTTTCTGGGGTGTCTGATTAACCAACCAGCTAAGATGACTTTCCAAAAATTCCAATAGGGGGTTGTGGACATTTTTATATACCAAAAATTTTTTTAGAGAGAGTGATATTGAGTTCGGGTTTTCAAAGTTTTATAGCTTAGAGGGACCCAAAAAATTATATAACGCATCGCCCCCCGACCGCGCAACCAAACGCCCCCAAATCACTGTCAAAACGGATACTTAAAAAACGCATAGTAACTGCCCTCAGTATACACCAAGGGCAGCACAGTTGTCAAGTGTTTAGAACTGCAATTCAAACGCAGTAGGAATACCCAGAGCGGACTCAATCATAGGCGATTCGATATACTCATAACCGCTTACATTATCAGCAACGAGTGTATCCAGAATGGACAGAATTTCATTGCCAGTGTTACCTTGACGCAGCAGGGAAACCATTACGGACTTGGACATTTTAAGAAGAAAAGTGTTAGAAACTGTTGTGGTCGGAGAGGTATATTTAATGACCCCTACTCTCCAGGGTCAATGTAACTTAGAAGTCGAACACGTCAGAGTTAATCTGAATGACATTTACCTTGGGGTCATTATACTTAACTCCGTCACCAGTTACTGCATCTGAACCAACGCAATCACAGAAGGTTTGATAATCACCACACTCAGAAGCAAGGTGATACAAACCCTCATCATTGTTGATCCAGAGTGCAACATTCCAGGTTTCATAGTTCTCCCAACCGTTATACTCAGTGGAGAGAATGTTGCGTTGGAAAGTGGTGCTCACTGTGTCGTCGTTCGTTCTTACACTACAGAGACACTTTAAAAGCCCCCATGTTTAGTTACCTCAGAGTGTCGGCGATGTTATCCAAGACCTCAGATATTACCTCACAGCTATCCCTACCGTTCTCCTCTAATTGTTGCATTAGGTCTTGCAGTTGTGGTAGAATAGTGGCAGTACGGTGAGGTACTCTGAGAATGTTCATTTCACCCAGATGTCTATACTTTAGAGGTCTCATAGTTTTGTTAACATAACTGGGCATATTTAGGGGGGTTATGTTAACAAAACTCAAACCCCTTGATATCACTCATTAATGTCACAGTAGATGTCAAAGAGCTCCCGAAGTTTGTCCTCGGAATAAATGACTAACTGTGCGAGACCTATAGCATCAATGAACTGCGGATCTTCCCCAGCCCAATCTACTAAATCTCGCAGACAGATTGCCTCTGCTACCGTGTCTCCTTGGAATACTTCTTCAAGGAGAAACTGTGCTTCTTCAGTAACGCTCTGAGTGATCATTTGTTAAACCTTTGAGTGTCCTCCTAGTATATATCAGATGGGGTGTATCTGTCAAGGGTTTGTGATGCCTTCTGTGCGGTCCTGGGAGTGTCTCAGAGGGGGTTGCATTTCTCTGAGGTTCGTGCTATAATGGACCGACTTTAATCACAACCAAACTACACAAAATTAACCTTTTCAAAATAAATATCATAGAGAAGCATTTTCACCATTTTGGCATACATTTACTCCATCACAAATAATGTAAATCAGAAGCAATACATTGGTTTA